ACCTCGCGCAGCTAGATCGCATCCTCGCAGAGTGGGCGGATTGGATGTCTCACGAAAAGGTCGGCAGGGGCTATCCATCGCGCGCGGCTGGCCTGTCGTCCGGTGGATCGTCGGAGAGCTTCGAGGACTTGTGCGAGCGGGCCGACCAGCAGCGGGCCCGCACGGTCGATGCAGTCATCCGGTCATTGCCGACGGGGGCATGCGCTGCGGTACATAGCGTGTGGCTTGGGTCGCGCTGGGTGCTGGAGTGGATGGATCGGGCAGAGTGCTACGCGCAGGCGGTTGATCGGTTGCCGGTGGAACTGAATCGCAGGGGGGTTGTGTATTGACAAGGTGCAAAACACCCGTTAGGCTCGCAATCGGTTGGGCCTCGTTCGCCCAAAATTTCCTGAAGCCCTCCGCGTGAGGGCTTTTTGCATTCTGGAGCCCGATGGCACTCACTGACCTTTCGCGAGCATTCGCCGACCTCAGCACGCACACAAAGCGGCTTGAGGAAGCAAAGGCGCGGAAGGCGGAGCTGCGTCTTGAGCTTGACGCGGTGAATGCGGTTATCGACGCAGCGGGCAGCGCGGTCGAGACGACGCAGAAGCTCGTGAAGGAACTGGCGTCGAAGTTGGGGCAGTGATGGCGAACCCTATTCCGACAAAGACTTCTTGGAAAGCCGGCGAGTCCGGGAATCCCGAAGGCAAGAAGTCGCGCACGCCTGTCCGGGATTGCTTTTATCGGCTGAACGCACAGAGCGATGGTCAGATGGTGCGCGACGTGTGCGAAAAAGTCGTGGCGCTTGCGCGCGAAGGTGAGGCGTGGGCGGTGCAAGCGATCTTTGATCGCATGGACGGCAAGCCCGCGCAGGCCGTGACGGGTGCGGACGGCGGCCCGCTTCAGTTCGAACGCATCATCCGAACGATTGTCGACCCTGCAAATCCCGACGCCTAGGGCGTTCGTTCCGCTACTCGCACCGGCCCGCTACAAGGGCGCACACGGTGGACGCGGCTCCGGCAAGTCGCACTTCTTTGCGGAAATGCTCATCGAGCGGTGCGTGATGGAACGCACGGATGCGGTGTGTGTGCGCGAAGTGCAGAAGTCACTAGCGCAGTCGGTCAAGAAGCTGCTCGAACTCAAGATCGAGGCGCTCGGCGTCGGCGAGTTGTTCGACAGCAAGATTGACCGGGTCGACTGCCCGCACGGTGGGCGGATCATCTTTCAGGGCATGCAGAACCACACAGCCGACTCGATCAAGTCGCTTGAAGGTTACGACATTGCATGGGTCGAAGAGGCGCAGAGCCTCTCGCAGCGATCGCTTGACCTGCTGCGCCCAACGATCCGCAAGGCGGGTTCTGAACTGTGGTTTTCGTGGAACCCGCACACGGACACGGACCCGGTGGACGTGCTTTTGCGCTGCGAGACGCCGCCGCCTGGTGCGGTCGTTGTACAAGCGAACTACCGCGACAACCCTTGGCTTCCCGACGTGCTCCGGCAGGAAATGGAGTACGACCGACAGCGCGACCCGGACAAGTTTCGGCACGTCTGGCTTGGCGAGTATCTGCGCAATTCCGAAGCGCGCGTGTTCAAGAATTGGACGGTCGAAGAGTTCGAATCGCCGCCCGGCTCGATCTTCCGTCTTGGTGCCGATTGGGGATTCAGTGTCGACCCGTCGTGCCTTGTGCGCTGCTACATAGACGGCAATCGCCTGTACGTCGATCACGAGGCGTACATGATCGGCTGCGAGATCGTGAACCTGCCGGATTTGTTTGACCGTGTTCCGGAATCCCGTAAGTGGTTCATCACTGCCGACAGCGCGCGACCTGAGACGATCAGCTACATGCGCTCGCATGGCTATCCGAAGATGAACGCAGCGCAGAAGGGCGCGCATAGCGTCGACGAGGGGATCCAGTTCTTGCAGTCGTTCGACATCGTGGTTCACCCGCGCTGTACGCACTTGATCGATGAACTGACGCTGTACAGCTACAAGACGGACCCGCTCACTGGGCAGGTGTTGCCGATCCTCGAAGACAAGAACAACCACCTCATCGACGCGCTGCGCTACGCCTGCGAGGGCGCACGCAAGGCGAAGAAGCCGCGCGTATCGAAGCCGGACGCCGAAAGCAACTATCACGGAGAAGGCGCATGGATGGCCTGACCATGCTGGGGGACTACAAGCACGGCGGGGCAACACTCTGCCTGCGTCTGCCGGCCTTTCTAACGCGATCCATGCGCCGCAACGCGCGCGAACTGTTCCGACTGCATACCGACCCGAAGCAACGCTCTCAGGGCCACGCAACAGCCTTGCTTGTGAAGGTATGCGCCGAAGCAGACCGGCGCGGTATTTCACTTGTTCTCTGCGCCGATCCCGGCCGCGAATCGCTGTACGAGAAGCACGGCTTCTCGACCATCCAGACGGAGCCTGTCCGAATCATGACCCGCAACCCGAGCGCGAATGTCCAAGCCTGACGCCGAAGCTCCGTCGAAAGACGGCTCCTCGGAAGAGGATCGCGTCATTGCGGAGGCCATGAAGCGGTTCGAGCGTGCGTCGGGCTATTGGTCGAACATCCGCGCCTCGTGTCTGGCGGATATGAAGTTCGCGCTTGGCGACGCCGACAACCAATGGCAGTGGCCCGATTGGGCAAAGTCGCAGCGGAAGGAAGACAATCGGCCGGTACTGACGGTCAACAAGCTGCCGCAGCATCTGTCGCAAGTGACGAACGAGGTACGCCAGAACCCGCCGCAGTCGAAGGTGCGCCCGGTGGACGACAAGGCAGACCCCGAGACGGCCGAGATCATGACCGGCCTGATTCGGCATATCTGGAACAACGGCGACGCGGTGTACGCGATCACCAATGCGTCGGAATGGCAGGTGGGCGGTGGCTATGGCTATTTCCGCGTGCTGACCGACTACGTCGATGATGGATCGCTAGAGCAAGACATCTACATCAAGCCGGTGACGGACCCGTCAACGGTCTATGACGACCCGGCGATCCAGTTGCCCACGGGCGCGGATCGTCAGTTTTGCTTCATCGTCGAAGACATGCCGCGCGAGGATTTCCGCGAACAGTACAAGGACGCAAAGGAAGTTGATTTCTCGTCGTCAGGGTCGAACTCCTGGTGGCAAGAGGATTCGGTGCGTGTCGCGGAGTATTGGGTCCGCAAGCACAAGACGCGCACGCTCAACCTGTACGCGGACGGCTCCACGGGCTACGCGGACGAGCAGCCGCAACCCATGCCGGGAATGATGCCGATGCAGGTCGTGCAATCGCGCACGGTCGAGGCGCCTTACGTCTGCTGGTACAAAATCAGCGGTTCGGAGATTCTCGACAAGCGCGAGTTGCCGAACAAGTACATCCCGATCATTCGGGTTGTCGGCGTCGAGAAGATCATCGACGGCGAGCGCGAAGTAAAGGGCCTTGTGCGCAATGCGAAGGACGCCCAGCGCATGTACAACTTCTGGGCGACGGCCTACGCTGAGCGCGTGGCGCTGTCTCCGCTTGCGCCGTTCGTCGGGCCCGCGGGCTTTGCTGAAGGCTTCGAAAACCGTTGGAAGACGTCCAACAAGAAAACCTTTGCTTATCTGGAATACAACGTCGTCCACGACGACCAAGGGCGCCCGCTGCCGCCTCCGGCACGCCAGCCCGGCCCCGATGTACCACAAGGGTACGTGGAAGGGATGATGCTCTCGTCGGACGACATCAAGAGCACGACTGGCCAATACGACGCGAGCCTCGGCAACAAGTCGAACGAGACATCGGGCCGCGCGATCATGGCCCGCCAGCGCGAAGGCGACATTGGTACTTTCCACTACATCGACAACCTCGCAAAAGCCGTCGAGTTCGCGGGGAAGATCATCGTTGACCTCGCCCCGAAGATTTACGACACGGCGCGCGTGGCTCGCATCCTCGGCGAAGACGGCGGCGAAGAGTTCGCGGAACTGGACCCGTCGATGCCGACTGCCAAGAACGAGGCGCGCGACTTCGAAGGCAAGGTCCGCAAGATCTACAACCTCAGCGTCGGCCGCTATGACCTGTCGGTGAGCACCGGCCCGACGTACACGACCAAGCGCCAGGAATCGGCGGACTTCTTCACGCAGCTTGCGCAGTCAGACCCG